CAATCTTTGCGATGACGATGCGGAATTTAATGCCGCCAATGAGAATGGATCGTGGCAACTTGAGTGCCACGCATCAGTCCTTCTTGAATGCGTTTAGGAGTCCGACGAGTGCTGTGCCGCCGGCGATGATCGCAGCGGCCTGCGCAGGCTGCACGATGATTCCAAATGCGGTTGCGAGTTGGATGATCCCGCGCCATGTCGATTCCATTTTGAGGTATGCAATAAGAGTGGTCATTATTTTAGGTTCTTACGGATGATTGATGCAGCGGAAAGAATTGAGACGATGATGCCTGAGAGAAGAGCAATGGTTTGCAGCCATGGATTGAGATCCCCTGGTACAGTCGCCAAGATGGATGCAATCGGCGCGCTTACACCGACGATGCTCTTCCCTGCGAATGGCATGTTATCAAATGGATTCATCGGCAGATTCAGCAGATTCGATGGTTTCAGCAATTGCTGAAGGAACATATTTCACGCTACCATCGGCTTGCGGTTGGTAGATGCTGATATCGAACACAGGAGCGGTATGCTCATATTTTGCTACGGTAAGCGCCGAGTGAAATGCACGATAAGCAGTAAGTGCAGCCACGGCGTTTTTTCCAAAGACATCGAGGACGGCTGGATCGGCAGCTAGTTCGTGCAACTGCTTAAGCCTAGCCTCGACGAACGAGATTGTGTCAGCAGTTATCTGCTCGATCTCGGCAGCAGCTTTAAAAGCGGGAGTAAGTGAGGTAAACATGGTGTTAAGCTGTAAATTCTAGCGTGAAGTTTTGCACAAGTAATGTGCTACTTGCAATCGGGGTATCAGCGACTGTTGCACCATATGACGCTTGCAGTAAAACACTAGCACTTGGTGCGGTAGTAGGCCCATCACTCACAGAAATAGTGGGAGTTCCAAACAAATCTGGTATTGGGGTTATAGTTGTATTAGTTGCAGGATTAGAAGTGATAAAAACATCAACTTGACCACTGCCATTATTTCGGATTACCAATGTGTTTGTTCGAGCAAATATACTGGTAGTGTTAAAGATAGTTACCCATGATGTAGTTTTGAAAGTTCCGCTGAAGTAAACTAGCCTTGCTTGTATGTCTGTACCGCTTCTGGCAATCTCGACGCAAATACCAGCGGTTGATAGCGCATCCACACCTTGTCTGTATGAATTTGCAGCTCCCACAAAAAAGCGGACAACTGCATTTAGATCTGTAATCGCGCGCAACACGAAATATGTGGATGCGATAAACTTTCGAGCAAATGACATTTGAGTGCCAGAATATATATCATGTATTTGCGTGTTTCCAAAACTCACACCAGAAAACGTATTAGCTGCCGTAATTGTTAATGATGCACCATTAAGAAATGCTGTGTTTCCTACCGATCCCGATATTGTCGTTGGTAGTAATGTGGAAATAAATCGGCTTTTTGCTGCATGGCGATACTGTAATTCAGCAAGAGCAACATCATCTCGCGTCATTAAACTCGTCGCTGCTGGCGTTCCAGTTCCGCTCGATGTCGGACGAGTCGTGCTTGTGAAACTAGCAAGACCAGTAAATGTGTTTGATGCTGCGGCCAAGAACGGCACAGAAGTCGTCGCATCGCTTATGTCCGCAATGACAAGACTGCGATTAGTCCATAAGCTCGCACCGCGCATTAACGCCTGTCCTGCGACTGCGCTGGTGATCGAGACATCCGATAACTCATCAAGTTCCGCAGAACCAACTGGCCCCATCGGCCCACGCGCAGCCACATTGATGATGGCAGTCATCTGCTCCGATCCGCTGGTGAGCGTAGCGGTAATGACCTCAGAGTTCGCCAGTATAGATGCGGTGACTATTTCGGCCATGTTAGTCGTTCAGAATTTGAATGGTTCCCACAAAATACGTTTTGACTGATCCAGCAGAATCGGTCGTCTCGATGTTAAAGTATTGAGTGCCGGCAGCAAGCGGAAATGGCGTGATCGAATCAACGGTGAATTCCCAGTTGGCAGCAGATGTGATCGAGATGTCGCCGCCTGTGCTGGTAAGTGTGAGCGTGTCGGTGTCTGCCGCGGCCTCATGGAACGTCATGCGAACGCTTGTAAGCAAATCATCAAGCGATGACCCATTGGTAGACATGGACACCGAGATGCCATCCCAAGTGTCACCACGGACGATCGGTGGCAGCGTGATTTGTGCAGGTCGTGCCATTATGTTGTGCCAAGAACGGTAAATGTTAAAACGGTTGCATTTGGTGCAACTGCAGGATCTGAAAACTCAAAATTTCCACTAGCAGTATATCCATCATCATAAGATTTAAGAAACTTTCCCGGAAGAAGATCGTTTGTTGAAGCGGTATATGGATCTTCAAAAGTCACATCACCAGATGAAAGCACAATCAATTGCGCATAAATTTCTCCTATAAGCGGAAGAATATTGCCCTCAAAATCCTTTCCGTCTCCATCGTAAAGCGTTACGCCGGATGTTGCCACGCCTGCCGTGGTATTTGCTGATGTCGGAGCTGCCGTGATGCCTGTGCATGTTCCGTTGGCGAGCGCGATGTTGAGTGTTGCGTCATTGGCTGAGAAAATTTGCAAACCTCCAACAGTTGCATAGAGTCGAGATAGTGAGATCGCAGTTGTAGTTCCACCAACCGTGAATCGGGCAGCGATGGTTGTATTTGCTGCAAGCGCAGTTCTTACTTTGCCTGCCCATACTGCCGCGGTATCACCGAGAATCACAGGCACCGAGATCGTCAATGGCGATCCACTCATCCCTGCCGATGTAACCGTCACACTCGCATTGCCAGATGCCGTTATCGTGCCGGCAGCCGTGGCAGTTTCGAGTTGTGGAGTCCCATCCACCCATGCGGTTGCCGTGCAAATCCCTGTGTCCTGTGCGATTGAAAGCGTCGACGCAGATCCAGCCATCACCGCGCGGAGCGAGTAAATCACATCAGCATCGGCAAAGCGCTCTTGCGTCTGAGCAACGCCAACTTCGACATCATTGACTACGTTCGTGCTTGTCGGAGTTGCGATCGACCGCAAGCCGTAGGAGAGGATTGACTGCGTGAGTTCCATCAAGAGTTACGAGATGTCAAAAGATCGTCCACTCGGTGGTATGCGAGACGCTATTGCTCGTCCAGGATGGATCAATGTCAGAGTCATTCTTTGTCAGCGTGTAGGTTCCACGCAGATCACGCCATTTTGTGTCCGAGTAGCCTGTGACATCAATTCCGAAAGCTGTTGTTGATGGATCAATTCCAATTGTGCAGTTCCATTGGTTGTATTCATTTGGCAATACTGCTGGTGGCGTTGGGAAGGCATTGTCGTAGTAAAAAAATGGGCAGTCTATTGTCAGAGATATGGTCAAATTTGTTGCTGGATTTGAATTGATCACTTGTGTGCCATAACCAAAGCCAGTAAATGACTTCGCTCCGGTTAAAAACAAGTGGTGTCTCCTTGGATCTGAAAGAAATCTCTCTGCTCGATTGATTCCAAAAACGTAATGCTTGAAAAGCGACTCGTCATCAGCAGGTGATGCGGTTGGGAAGCATTCATCATAAGAACCATCCGAAAATTGTGTTGCTGTGTCGAAATCAAGTGCGAGATCGGTGATCAAAACACGATCAAAGGTGTGGCTTTGAGAATAGCTGATCGACTGGGTTGTGGTCGTTCCTCCACTTGTCAATATTCTCGTCCCCGATCCAGACCGCACAACTGTGATGCCGGTGTAAATTGGTGATGCCTCTGCTCCGATATTCGTGAATGCATTTCTGAATTCTAGAAACCCACGCAGGCCGAATGTGCGATTAAGATACCCCTCATAGTCACCATGCGGAATATATATCGTTGGCGTCCTCATGTTCCCCACCACATGTTTACTGACCCAAATGACTCAACGCCGAGATTGCCGCCAGAGAAAATGTTTTCAATTCCAACAATTGATCCACTAGCGTAATCGACTGTGCCAAGCAAGAAGCATGATGTGAATCCGGTTGCTATAATTGCAGAAGCTGCTGGTGGCGTTGATGATGTGGTCTTCTCGATCGTCACAACGTAAGTGTCAGGTGTCCCGAATGTTCCTACGCATTTGATCCAGATCCAAGAATCCGCGCTGATGGCAAGCAATGGCCTTGGATCATTGTTGATCGAGACTCCAGAAATCGTTGGGTAGTAGGTGCTATTTACATAGCCAGGCGTGATGTAGATTTCATCTTCGCTTGCCTTGATGATCTGCAATTTGATCGCCTTGAACGGTGGAATATATTTGCCAGTAACAATGATTTGACGATCACGCAATGCAGCAATTGACTTGCGAACATCCCGCGAGAATCTGCCAATCCACCGCGGATCATCCGTGATGCTTGGAAGTGGAATCTGAATCTGTCCGTGCTTTGCTTGCATTATTCGTAGAGGAATTCGTTCCAGCCGTCTTTTTCTGACAGAGTCCATTCAAGTGTGGTCTGGTAGATAGCGCCAGCAGTTGTTCCCTTTTGTTCTTGTCCCGCGCCAGTTAACATCCAATTGCGAGTGCCAGATGGTTCTGGTGGATTACCTCTGGGAGTTGAAACCTTGCCCAGCTTGTTAACTTGCGCAGATGTCATTGGCGAGCTTCCTTCAGCGGTTTCTGTCCAAGTAATTGTTGGTGAAACGTAAGTCGTGATTCCACCTGCGATGAAATTTGCAAAGTCAATTGAATCTCCTGCAAGCGTTACATAAAATGTAATTGTAGATCCATCTTCTCTGCGTGGATAATAAAGATTAAAATCACCAGGTGTAAATGCATCTTCGGCCCAAATGATATTGCCAGAAATTAACTCCTTAAGTGCAACTTGTTGATCATCTCCAAGCTCTTTAAATTTTGGATGCTCGGTGACAGATTTTTCTGATAACCTTCCCTCAAGACGATATGTTGGCTCATTCTCAACAACATCTGGAAATGTCGAATCATATTGGCTGCCCGATGGAGCAATGAATTGAATCTTTAATGTTGCGAGTCCACCTTCATCAATTGAAATGTCGTGGCTTGCAACTCGCAGATTAGCTGCCCATGTCGGAATGTTATCGTCGATGGTTGTTGCAAATGCACCAGGATAAACCTTGACCAAGATCGAATTGACCTGCTCCTTCGCAATGATGTATTCACCAGATCCCTCGATCTGGCCTTTCTCATTGATTCCGATCGACAGTCCTGGTTGCCGATAAATCTCGCTTGTTGATATTCCGTAGGTTGTCGCCATATTATCTTGCTGGGAATGATTGTGGTTGGTCGTTTGCTCTGATTTGCTCAAGCAATCGGACGACTTTCTCGCCGTATGCATCGCTGAAGACCGATCTCTCACCTGTCATGACTGGTCTAAATTGATCGCCGCCGGCAGCAGTCATGGTGGTTGTGCCTGCGCGAAGATTTTGTATTCCTTCTTTGAAGTCATCAACGGCGCCCTTGAATGCATAAAAAGCTGCGGTGTCTGTAATTGCTTGAGTGCGTGTGCCAAGGTTTGATTGACCCATGATTTTATCTAATCCAGTAGCACCTCTGATCGAATTCTCAAAGAAATCCATCACCTTCATAAATCCAGATACTGGTTGAAATACGGTTTGCTCAAGAGTTGCATTTAGCACGTTCCCAATAAGTTCAGCGATTAGTCTTCCGACTTGAATAAATTTGGATGAATCACCAGCAATGGCCAATGCAATTGAAGATCCTAGAACTTGACCCATCTCCATTGCCTTTGCAGACATCGCTGGAAAGACCGCTTCCAGCGCAGCAGGTAATCCATTAAATCCTTCCGAGAATGGTTTGGCGAAACTCTCAACAATTTGCCCAAGTGACACCTTGATCTTTTCAGATGTCTTGGCAACTGCTTCTGATTGAGCGACAACTTGCCGGTTTACTGCTGCGATGACATCAGCCATTGCCTTACCCTTATCACCTGTGCGAACAAATTCCTGACCGATGCGATCGATATCTACTGGTAGCAAAGCACCAGTCTTCTTGAGTGCAGTCAGTCCTTTTACGGGATCGCTGAGAGCCTTGCCGAGCTGGATTGCATAGCTTGTGGCATCGCCACCGAAAAGCACCGACATGTCGAGTGCAGCCTTGGTGACTTGATCGAATAGACCACCTGTGATGTTTGCGGTTTTGCCGATGTCCTCGAATGACATGACGATCGCTTGAGTCGATGCAATCAGATCATCATCGACGCCAATCTTGCGAGCAGTTGCATCTGCCACATCGAGCAGACGATTTGCGACGATATCAGCCTGGTTGCCAAATAGTCCCATCGTATTGACCACATTCTTCAGCTTGGCATCGCTTGCTCGGCCTTCTTCGCCGATCGAGTTGAGCTTGTATCCTGCATAAGCAACTGCGCCGGCTGCTGCGGTGAATGCTGCGCCAATTGCTGCGCCTACCTTCGCGATCGCACCGAGTGGCGTTGAGATGCTCCCGATCGTCCCCTTGACGCTCGACATCGTCTTGTCGAATTGCGAGGCATCACCTTTGATTTTGACGGTTAATCCAGCCATACTTATTCGATGATGTCAACCAAGTTCATGATTTTGGCGATTCGATCAGCAAGTGGTTCGACGTTAGTCTCGATCTCATAACGCTTGCGGAATACTTTAACGCCACGACGATGCAGTAGAGCATGAATGAGTTGGCTGGTTTGGTCGATTGGTATGCTTGAGATTGTTTCGATGTTCCATCCGTATTCCGATGCCAGCATGTCGACCATGCATGACCAGTCGCCGGCTGGATCTCCATTTACTTTCCCGGCTGCGTTGCCACCTCAACGGCAGATAGGTTTCTGCGCTCGATGACGCGATTGATGTAATCCATCACCAGGGTAAAGTCATCCTCGGAGATGGCGAGGATCTCGGCCTCGAAATAAGCAGATGCATCTGGCGATTGCAGGATCTTCGCAGCCTCAAATGGTTGTCGTCCGGCAGCGATGAGATAAGCGCCGATTGCAAAGTGATCTGGAGCTTCGCCGCCGATGCGCTTGAGTGCAGTTGATACGGATGCCGAGATGCGTTCGGAGAATGGTTTGAGATCCACCATCTTGCCGTTGATCTCGATGGATGGTGGAGTGTCTGTCCAGGCGTCTTCTGTGTCGATGTTTGTTGTCATTTGCGAAAGAGGATGCGCTCGATTTGATCGAGTTGTTTCTTCGGGATATGCTTGCCGATCATGGCAACTCTGCCGCGATGCTCGACTCTAGCGAACTGGATGTCCTTCATGGCCACCGTCATCGCTTCGTGGCCCAACAGAGCGCCTTTGAGATAGGAAACTGGAGCATCTGGCAGACGCTCGTAAAGTTTCTCGTCGTCGTAGAGCAGCGCGTCGGTTGCCGCGGCTTCTGGAAAGCACCATGTTGTCACCTTCTGGTTGCGCAGCCAGCCGATGATCGGATGACCGAGTGCCTGCATGACCGCGGCCTTGCGCGTGTTGGTGATCTTGCATGCCGGCCCATAGTGCAGCGGGAATCCGCGGTTTTGTTTGATCGCCAGGACAAGGTGATCAAACAAGGCGAAGGCGCCTTTGCACAATGCAAGTGGATGACTCGGATTGGATTGAATCCATTTCGGATCGCTCCAGTATTTTGCGATCAGTTTCGGGCTGTTCCCGGATGGCGATGATTGCTCGAAATGCCAAGTCACGCGGATGCCCTCGATCCCATCACCGACAGCAGTCGAGTATGGGTTTGCCGCATTCAGCGGAATATCGAAAGCGTAAATAGTTGCCGCCAAGCGTGGATTGTCCACCTCGGCTGCGCTACCGTCAATTGACGTAAAGCCAAATCTTGGAATCATCATATGGGGAGGGTTTCATTAAGCTGTAATAAGCGGGTGATTCATCGCGGTGATATCCAGCTTCTGGAAATCTTCGCTGGTATGAGTACGCGTCACCGATTCGACGATCGTGATCGTGCCGACAGATCCTTTTAGGTAATCGGTTGGCGCGGTGATCAAAGTGATAGCAGTTGCGAGACTACCAGCAAATGGAGTGGAATCTGGAACAAATCCAGAAATGGAAACCTCGATGCGCTCATCATAAAAAGTCTTGCCGATCGTGTCGCCGGTGACATTGCGAACTACCTTGGATTCTTGGCTGTAAGCGTAACTCACGGTGTCTGCCAAGATGCCAGTTTCTGCCGCAGTAATGCCGAAAACTCCTTTTGATCCAGTCGCTCCAAATTGTGTAGCCATACGATTAAGTGATTGTGTCAAATTCGCATCACAAGGCATTCGGCTTTGTAGACCGTCTCCATGATTGACTCATCCCAACTCATCGTGGCGCCTTGGAAATCCCAGAACTGGATCAATATGCCATCATTGCACGTCGACTTGATCGTGCTTGGATCGTTCAAGATCGTCTCGATCTGATCTTGCCACGATCCAACGTCCGAATCAACCTCATCGCCGGCATGGCAACGCAGCGTGATATCGACGCCAACCTTGAGAAGCCCAGGCAGCGCGACAGCATAGCGTTCGGATGATACCGCTCCTATGCTCAAGCATGGTAATTCAATCTCAGCACGCTTTGTTTCGCTGACAATTGAGATTTCCTCTGATGGCAGCACGTCGATCAGATACGCAATGAGATTGTTTTCGAGTCGTTCGGTAGTCATTTGACTTTATTGAGTGTGATTTGCATGCGTTTTAGGTTTTTGCGATATGCGGTTGCCAACGCTTTTTTGATGTCTGAATCCTTCATTGATGCAGCAATAAATGTGATGCGATTGGTGAGATAGATCACGAATCCAGATTTTGTATGGTCGATTTGTGACGATCCATTTTTAATGTGACGCTTGATCCATTTTGGAATTCCAGCAATCTTCTTCGCATCCAGACTTTCACCAGCATGAATCCATGCGCCTTTACTTAATCCAGCATTGAGCGCTTTTTTCTTTGCCAAATCGAAACGATCGGAAAGATCAATTGGAGTTCTTTTGAATTGTCCATCGGTTGGCAACTTGTTGGATATTTGCCCTTTTCTATTTCGTCTGGATTGATGCGCTTCGGCAGCGTTTTGAGATCCCCCGTAAATGTTGGCATTCTTGATGGATCGGTGAACCTGCTTTCTGATTGATCCTTCAAATGCCTTTCCAACTTTTGCCGAGATCCCAAATGGTTGTACTTTGATTGCAAGTTCCTTGGATGAAACCTTGCCGAGATCAATCATTATTTCGCGCTCGGTATTTCCGATCCTGCGCTCGTATTCAGCGATCTGTCGCTTGAATAAAGCAGCGGATTTAGGTGTGATCCTCGCCGAGATCATGTCGATTCGTTTGGATCTGCAAGTGTGAACGAGATTGCGACCTTGCCAGTTGCGACCTCGGCGATGCGGTATGATACGCCATCGACTGTGCAGCGTTTCTGGAGCAGCGACCGCGGATTGGTGACATTGGCAGGCTGCGCAACTGCAACGGCCTGCACGTCAGACTCAAGACCACCGAGAGCGCCCTTGTAGGATTTCCGATCGTCGTTCATCACAACTTGGAATGTCTGGCCGGCGCAGATCATGGTCGATGTCCCGAATGCGGAATCAACCTCGTCATTCCCACCGAGTAGGAAATCATCAACAATGCTCATGCACCTTGCGTGATGTCAACCTTCTGGAGCTGCTGTAGTGCCGGCATCATGCGTATACCTGTGCAGTATCTTTGGAATGTGGATCTCGGATGAGACTCGCTGCCTGGCTTGATTACACCAAATGATGTCCTCGCCGTAGTTTGATTCGCCAAACATGCATCCATCGACCAGATCGCGGCGCCATGCGCAGACGTGCCATGCTCCGCGTTCGGTGATGCCGCCAGGGTTGAAAATTCTGTCTAGATTTTTCAATCGAAAATGCACGGTTGAGATCAGTCCGTTATAGATCGCCTTCTGCTGGAACGTGATGACATCCGGCTTTTGCTCGATCGCCTTGAGCAGTTGCGGAATGTATTCTGGCGTGACATCATCATCGTCATCGACGAATGCGATGTATTGGCCGCGAGCGATGTCGACGAGCGCCTGCCGTTTTGCACCGATTGATCGTTTGCGGTTGTCGCAAAAGATGAGATGCTCAACGTCTTGATGATTGAATTTCTCTGCGAGCTTTTCGACCTGTGCCAATCGGCTCGGAATTGATGGTGTGAGGATTGATAGTTTCATTTGCTGATATTTTTGATCCAGACGCGACCGATCTGATTGATTTCGCATCCATCCGCGGCTGCGTATTCGTCGACGGCCCGCTTAACATCATCGCATGGGTAGTCGTGGCCGCTCAAGATGCCGTTTGGTTTGACCTTCGATTTCCACGCTGCGATATCCTTGACCACCGAATCGTAGTCGTGAGCTGCGTCGATGTAGACCACATCGCATGATTGATCCGAGAAAATTGATGCTGATTCTGCGCTGTCTCCCTCGATGATCTCGATCATGTGATCGACTTGTGCATCGGCGATGTTGCGTTTGAATTCATTGAGGATCGACCCACCATGCGACTCGACGATTGCAACGTGTGCCGGCTGGTAGAGTTCGCCTTTGAATGTGTCAATGCAGGTCACCTTGACCGTCTTACCGAGGTTCTGGATTTCTTGGCAGAAGTGAATGATGCTCTGGCCCATCCATGATCCGATCTCGACGAACGTGCCACCATCTGGAATCACCTTGGCGATCGCCGAGTAGAATGCCTTGTAATCGCACCAGCCAGGAACATCAGACGAGATTTTGATGCCTGCTTTGAGACGATTAAAGATTGCTTTGCCGCGTTTATAGTTATCGTCAGAGTTGGATCTGGCGTAGGTGCCATCCATCTCGGCGCCTCCGAATGCCGGGTGACGATGCTCAAATGTGATGAAGCGTCTTGCGTCAATCACCACGTTGTCGCGATAGGCGCAATGCGTGAACCAATCGTCCGAATACATGCTAAAGAATTCTGGATGGAATAGGTGGCCTTGATCCTCGTATCGTTGGCGAGTCAGAATCGCCATGCAGAGCAATTTGTCGTTTCGGTGACCATCGCTGACTGCGAGAACTGATGATATTTCCGTCTGCCCAATAGCATCGAGGATCGCTTTGTCCCAGCCCGGAAATGCCTCGAAATCATCGGACATTTGCACCAGCACCTTGCCCTTGGACATCTTGGCCGCGAGATTCCAAGCTGCCACCGGCCCTGCGGATTCCGCGACGATTACGCTCTTGGCCATGCAGAGCATGTGAGATTCTTCATCGTCGGCATCGACCGCAAAGATATGCTCGATAGAATCTGGATCGCTTGCCAGGCGCAGCCAGTCCATCCGCTGACGCCATGCGAGTGCCGGCCTGCCGCGAGTTGCATGCAAGAGTGAAATCTTCGCACCGCTTTTGACGAAGTGATTGTCTTGGAGAGTGTCAGCCTCGGCATCGCGTCCATTGCGCCGTAGAGCCATGCTGCGCAGGCTTTTACCTAGATGACCGTAATAGGTTCGTCGCAGGTTCCAAGGCGCCTCCTGTGGCACCTTGAACGCCAACATAGCCTCAGTCCATCCAAGCGCAGCAGCAGGATCATCTGGGACGGATGCCAGTCCTAATTCGCCGTATGCTTCTGGTCGAGTTGGATCGGTGGCGAGCGCCTGGAGCAGCATGGATTTCTTGACCGCAGGATCTCCGGCCAAACGTGCGAGTTGGAAGAATGCCTCGTATCTTTCATTCTTTCCGGTGTCTTGGAGTTGCGCAAATTCCAATGCTGCCGTGATCGCCTCGCCATTCCGATCGAGCGCAATGAGAGCCTGGAAGATGTGGAATTTTTGCGAGATCGTCCGATCTTCTGCCGGGATAGACTCAAGGATTCGCAGATTGCGCTCGTCCCGTGCAGCGGATCGACGTTCGGATGCATGCGTGATCTTTGCTGCATCGAATCGGATCAGTTTGGCATCTTCTGCGAATCGCAAACATTCGTGGATTGGATTTTCCCACTTGGCAGATCCTCGACGCCAGATGCGTTCGCGCCAGTTGATGACGCCGTCCTCGGGGACAACGTATGGCATAAGTACGCCATCAATTTCTTTTGAATCGAGATCCTTGAGAAGCAAGTGGATCTGCTGGATTGATTCCGCATCGATCATATCGTCGGTATCGGCCCACATGACCCATGGCTTTGTCGCCATTTCCGTAGTTTGATTTCGCGCTGCTGCGAAGTCATCGACGTGCGGCCAATCAATACGGTTGGTGTATCGCTGGACATTGCAGCCGGCATCCAAGCAAATCTGCTCGGTTTGATCCGGCTCTTGATTGCCTGGAGCAATCACGACATTGATTTCGCTTGCGAGTGGCGAGAAGTAGGCAAGGAACCTACGCATCACGCTTTCCGAATTGCCTGCAATTATGCAGAGACTAATTTCATTTTGCATCTGACAAATCGCAGATGTCAAAAAGAACCCCACCCCGGAGCGATCCGAGATGGGGTTTGTGAACACCAATACCAGGGAGAGATTTATGGCTTAGTGCCGAGGACGAGTCCGAGAGTCAAACCGGTCGCAACACCATAGAAACACTCGAATGCTCCGTAGTGAATGCCCTTCGCTGGGTCGAAGCTGCGGCGATAACCCATCGTGATGCCGTTCGGTGCGCTGACTTGCTCGGCTGCGAGGTACATCGAAGTATCTTGCGGAGCGAGATAGCGCATTGCCAAATTGATCGAGTCTGGGTGAGCAGCGAACGAGACAAGCGAGGTAGATGCGGTTGGAAGGATGTTGGTTTCGTAAGTGTCGAAGCCAACCAACTTGCCAAGCGAACCGCTGCGGACTGCTGTGTCGCTGCCGAATGCGTATGCTTGCAGAACGTTGGAAGATCCAAGGAGTGCAGCGCCGACTACCGGATTGAAGAAACAACTCACCATGTCGAGAGGAACATTGTTGAGCGAGAGTTGCTTACGGAATGCGATGATCTGAGCGAGCGTATAGTTTGCTTCCGAGGTAGTCACCGATGCAGCACCATAGTTGCTGGTGGTAATCACCTTCCAGATGTTTTCTAGAACCTTGGAAGCAAGTGCGCGGCCTGCTTGGGCAGCGATTGCGTCGAAACGTGCGCCGGACGAGTTAGCAACTTGGATGTCAGTCAGATCCATCGTTACGATGTTGTGCTGATTGAGACTGACCGTGTTGCTTGTTACTGCGCCGCCACCAGTTTGATAGTTGGCAGAAGTAGCGTTGAAGGTTGCTGCGGTAAGCGCGGAGATGAACGGAACAACGATTGCATCGCCCTTATTGCGAGCTTCGCTGCTGATGTTGCGCGAGAATGCGCTGATAGGTGACAATGCAGCATTGAAAGCACTGAGTGCTTCTTGTGCAAAGATCGTGTCGTTGAATGAAATGGAAGCCATTGTGTTTTGTTAGTTAGAGACTGAGAATTTTAGAACGGTTTTTGGTGTAGTAATCCGAGCGATCTTCGGGTGAGAGCTTGGACATGATTGCAAAGTGATCAACTTGAGCGGTTGCATCGTCTGCGATTTCAGCAACTGGAGTTGGGTGACCGGTAGCAGCGAGTAATCGAGATGCCTCAAGCGAAATCTTTTCAGCAGATGCCTCAGATTTTTCAGCAAGTTCGGTGATGCTGCCTTCTTGCTCGGTGATTTTTTCCTCGGCGACTTTGAGTGCCTCGGTCTTTTCATCAAGATCGGCCTTTACCGCGGTGAGTTCGGTGATGGCATTTTGCAATTCGTTTTCGATCATCGCAAATTTTGCGCTGACTTCTGAAATTGACGCTTCAAGCGATTTGATTTCGCTGTCTTTCGCTTCAATTTTGGAAGCAAGTTCTGCGTTTGGCAAAAGTTTGTCGAGGATGCTCATACTTGCCTTTGGGATTGTGTCAAATTTAGCGCCGATGACCTTGTCAATCAGACCCATCGCGAATGCCTTGTCAGCATTCAGCCATGTTTCCATCTTCATCATTTTGCGGATCAAATCTTTGTCCATGCCAGACTTGCCAGAATAGATGTCCGCGATTTCGTCAGAGATTCCATCAAGAAATTCTGACACTTGCAGATGCTCGCTTGCATTGCCGCTGGAGTTGAGTGATGCATCGTGGATCATCATCTGGCCACCTTTGACCATATGGATCTCATCCGCAGCCATGGCGATCACCGATGCCATTGATGCTGCGAGTGAGTTGATGATGGCTGTGACCTTGACGCCACGATCACGCATGGCAAGGATCGCGTAGTAAAGCCGGTATCCATCTAGCACAGATCCACCGCCAGAGTTGATCTCCATGATCACTTCCTCAAGAGCGCCATCTGCGCTTGCAGTCACGCCGGCGATCTCTGTGCCGATTGCGTTTTGACCGTAGAGACGGCCCATCTCCTCGATGATCGTGTCGATTGAGAATGGTGTGACAGCTTCATTCAGCTTCACCTTGCCGACTTTGTTTTCGATTGAAAGGTAGTTCATTGCTTTTGATTGTTCGGGTTGTGCATTGATTTGTTTGAGTCGAGTTTCGGCCCATGACTTGCCGGCATCTCCACCCCATAGCGCCCAAGCGATTCTTCCTGCTGATGGATAACCATCCTCGCCAGGGGAGAATCCAGATGCCTGCTTGTCGACTTCATGTCGTGCAAAGAAGCTAACCATTCGGCCAATAGTTTCTTCTGAAAGATTGACTCTGTTTGAGATGTCGCGAGCGCGAGCAACTCCGATGGCAGTTCCGCCTCTGCTAAATTCTTGCCTCCATTGTAATCCTCGCAATGCTTCTGCTGCCATTGCCGCGGTTGGCTTTAGATCGACAATTTCATCTTCGATCGTTTCTGATTCTTTTGTGATTTCCGATGGATTAGTGACCTCTTCGATTCCAAGTGATAAATATGCTTCACGCGCCCGAGGATCGTTGTCGATCGCCTCAACGATATCGTATCCTTCGTCCATCAATTTCTTTGCCTTGTATTTCTTAAATTCCACCTCGGCACCTTCTGGGAAATCGCTTAAGTGGATGTCATAATACGGAACATCATGCTCGTTGAGCAGATCAATGGTCTCCTGCATCTGTGAATCTTGGCGACCACTTATGATGTGGATTTGATACTCCAGCGACTCAGCGGTGATGTAGTCGATGACTTCTTGAATCGGCGATTCTCCATTGAATAAAGTGCCGTCGATGTCGCAGATGATTGATAGATTAGGCATCGAATACTTCAGTTGGTGCAGTTTCGTTTGGCGTAAGCATCGACATTTCCCGATCCTCGATCACCACGCCGTATTTTTCGGCTGCGGATTGCGCTGCCAATTTGCGTAGTGCAACTTCCTCGGCGCGCTCCATCAAATGTTCCTCGAGCGATTTGCCCATCATGCCGACGATGTCGCGCATGTTCCTGGCTCCAATTTTCCACATGGCTTCCAGCTCTTTGCTGACGCGGCCATCGTCGATCGTGAGTTTCGCAGGATAAGTAAATTCCCATCTCCACCAGTCTTCCGATTGTGGCAGGATGCCTTGCTTCTGAGCTTTGGCGACTGCGTAACCAACCATGCGGGTGGCTGCGTAGTTTAGAATGTCCTGGCGATCCTCGACCGCGCGTTGAGCCTTGCCGATTTCGCTGCGCTCCGCGGTTCCTTGTCCGGTTGGTTTCCAGACGAGTGAATACGGCCAGTTGATGCCGGCGAGAGCAGAGCGGATGATGCGATCATGGAATGATTCCCATACATCACCAGGACGATCCGATTTGATCGTCTCAAGTTTGCCTCCCGAGTTGGATTTAAAATAGCGGATAGCGCCACCATCCATCGTCTCATAAGTCATTCCTTGCCCGGTCGTGCTGTCGCCGATTAGGATGTTGCTCGGATCGTCGGGATCTGGCCCTCCGTGTTCGTTGTATTCGATCAGACCGATGCTCGAAAGCATCATCTGCGCGAGTCGCTCCCAGTCGTGTGACTGGAGCATATCTCGCAGATCGTTGAGAGCATGGGTAAAGGCTGGTAATCCTCGGCCTTGTTCTTGCCACGATGGATCGTAAAGGTGGATCACGTTGGCAGCATCGAGATATTCGGCTGCGTTATTGTCGTCATCGAGGACGATGTATTCCTTCGGCGCACCACTTGCATAGTAGACTATACCATCAATCAAGGTGCCGCCGTGAAATTGAATCGTGTCTTGATAGGCATTCAGTTCTCTCGGTGTGCCAATGCGATGTGATGGAATGTGCTGATAACGAGGATATCCATCTGGCGTTTGAGTGAGTAGAATGAATCCTTCGCCATCACGGTCGATCGCGGTCGATAGCAAGTAAAGCGATGTCTTGAAATCATGCATGCCACCGCGAACATCACCGATTGCATACCATTGATTTTTGAGCCAATCAGCAGCGATCTTCCCGAATTCGGTATCGGTGCCAGTAAATTTCGGCGCCCAGGCACGACCGACTGCATACATTGCCTTCTGTTCGATGGCGCCACGCGCCGGCCCGAGGTTGAGGAATAGTCGGCGCGATGCCGACAGCAAAGTGTGACGATCATTATAAGGGACAAGTTTACCAATGTCCTTTAGCTCGACTGGTTCCCAAGGACGATCGCGTGAGTAGCGGTTTGCGGAACGTGCCGCCTGCATCACCGCCGTGTTGCCCCATTGATCGAGAATTGCCATCGAAGATCAGAGGATGTCAAAAGAGACCGCGTGATCTTGTGCCTGGAGCAAATCCTTGATTGAGCCAACTGAGTGCCAATCGAAGTGCAGTCTGCCTCGATGACTCGTCAAGTCCGATCACCTTTGACATTGTCACGCCATTCTTTCCAGCGCTGGTAATCGAATCCATGCCGCCCTTTGTCAGCGCCCCGCCAGAGATCGCAGAATCAAATGCTGCACGAATGTCAGCAACGCGTGACGCATCACCGACTGCCCATTGATATAGGTTGTGTGCTGTGGAGTAAGTCGTCGCGGCCATTCACATGGCGAGAGATGTCAAACATCAAAGCCAGGTATGATCTTGAGCATCAATGCTGCCACGATCTGCATCGCCTCAACGTCCCATCCGTGGTTGTCTCTTCGCACCTTTACCCAGCGATACTCGACCTGCTTGGTCTTGCCATTGACGATCTCACGCTTCGCTTCTGAGTCGATCTGCTTGAGGTATTCCTCCGGTGCATCGTCCGGGATTTCCCATGATTGTGCCTGACCAGTTCGATGAGCATGCAAGATGTCCTTGATCCGATCGGATGCCCAGAATGCATACCGCGCCTTGCGTCCATTGGTGGCCGATGCCTCTGAGAATTTTGAGAATGCTCGATGGATTATGTCGCCATTTTGCTTCTTGTACGCAAATGATGCCTGTCCAGATCCGTGCAGCGCAGTCCAGTCGTTTGATGATGTGGCGCAATAGACCTGGTCTGTGTTATACTGAGCATCGACAAATGTCATTTTCGGAGAAACCTTCATGCGCCGGCGCAGTTCCTCGATCTGGTCATATGTTTCCATGCGCCCGAAAAATAGCAGGCGTGATGATCCATCAGATCGCCATGCCCGGCAGACAACCCAGAAGTGATCTCGCTGCACGTCGACCGTGATGAAGCGATAGGTTTCGTTCTCGACGAGTTGACCTTGTGAGAATTCTGCGAGTCGATATCCATCGCCGACGAGTGCCTGGCGGTTGTCTGTCAGATCCTCTTCCCAACTCTCGGCCAATCGTTTCTGAATGAACTGCCGCAGCGGATCAATGTTGCCGACCTTCATTGCGGCCTTCGCTTCCAAGTTAAGAAGCGCAATTTCCCAGAGTGGTTTGCGCCAGTTGCAGAGGACATTGTAGTGAAATCCAACATGCCCAGGTAGACCGCTGGATGTCTGAACGTAAGACGCTGACTCGGCCAATGCTCGACGCTGTTGCGTATTGTCGGCGCATGTCCAGTCGCAGTCTGGGTTGTCGCATTTGAGCTTGGCGGTTTGCGCTCGATTGAGGAGTGACATTTCCTCGTCGTCGTCGATCGCCACATTGCACCATTTCCAAGGTTGGATTGTCGTGCATGTTGGACAGGGGAATGAGAATTCCCGCTGGTCAGTTTGCTGCCATGCTTTGTCGAGGTCGTCGCCCTTGGTGCCGGCCTGCGAGAGGATGAAGAATTGACGGTTCCACCTGTCATGCAATCGACCGCGAGATTCGTTGAGCATGCCTGGCTTATACTGCCACGCCTCGTCGTTGAAGACGCGACGCATCGACTTGCTTTGTAGTCCAGAGAGATTGGCGCCAGTTAAGAACAGCGACATGTGAGGAAATAGAATCTGCATCTTGCGCTTCTTGTGGCGATCTTCCGGCAGGAGCGCTGCGGTTTCCGGCGTGTTACGGATCGCGTAATCCATGCGAGTCTCGGCCCAGTCGCGCAGGTCGTCATCGGTTTGGCCGACCAGCAAGGTTGGCCCAGGATCTTCGCTGATGATGTATTGCAACGCGGCCTCGATGAAGGTCGTCTTGCCAGTTCCGATCGGCGCGAGGAAAACAATCTCCTTGGCATCAGACTCGGCCAAGATGTCGAGCGGTTCCCGTTGCCACGGCGCGTTCTCGATCTGGAACTTTGGCGTCAGTCCATCCTGGATTGCGATGCGTCCCGATGACCAGGCTGATGGCGATAGGCGAGCTGGTGGTCTGACTGCCTTGCGGAATGACCCGATGATTGAGTCTATTCCGGCTGCCATATTTTTGACGATTCGTCGTTGAGCATGGCCATCGTTTCGTCGACCTTTGCTCGGATGACCTTCTGCATTCCGGCTGGCGTCATCCCCTCAAGCATGGGCGGGAGATCAGCTTCCATCCGCATGATCGCTGCCTTTACTGCTGCGCCGATTCGCAGCATTGATTCCTCAACCATTGCTCGGCTAACGTAAGATCCGGCAGCTTCCCGCAATTTGAACGCATTCACAAGTCCATCAATCTGCGTTTTAATCCTCTGCGCGTCGTGCTTATCCGTGCAATGCGCCAGCTCAAAGATCAGACGCTCAGTGTGATCTGACGATTCAATTGGGTCGCTGGATGGTGGTGTAGCCGGCACAGGTTTCCATTCGTCCTTGAGGGTCTTCGGCAGATTCCGGCATCGAGCAATCTTGGTGCGCACCTCGGCAAGACTAAGCAGGTCGAGTATCGCTGGGTCAAAGTCAGACGAGACAACCACGGATGGGACGTCGAGGCAATGCAGATCGTGGCAGCATTGATGCTCAAGATTATACCTGGCTTTGATGTTTGACATCTCTCGCCATGTGAATGGCCGCGACGACTTACTCCACAGCACACAACCTATACCAATGGGCAGTCGGTGATGCGTCACG